TTCGCCGACGTATAAGGGATGCTTATGGTATGGACCTATTCCGCCCGAAGGTGAAGGCCATACCCGCGATGGGCACCGCTCCCATTGCCGCCGCCGCAGGCGCGCCGCAGCGGGCACAGAACTTTATCGGCTTTCAGGTGGGCGCAGCTGAGGCCGCCGCTATGTCGGTGCCGTCAGTCACCCGGGCTATTAGCCTGCTCTCGACTGTCGTGAGTACGCTGGACCTTCGCAGCTATACCCTGCAATGGACCGGGCAGCGTTACGAGAAGCTTTACATCGAGGGCGAATCGTGGATGACCAGGCCAAACCCGACTGAGGCTCGTAACTTCACCCTGTCGGTAACGTGCCGGGACCTCATCATGCAAGGCCGCGCGTTTTGGGTCGTCACCTCGCGCTATGCAAACGGATTCCCGGCGACCTTTCAGTGGCTCCCGGCCGCAAACATTGAGACCCCGAACAACGTCGGCCCGCAGTGGTTCGGCTCCCCGGGCGTCGTGTCATTCAATGGCGTCGACCTAAACATTAAAGACGTCGTGTGTTTCCTCTCGGGGTCACAAGGCATTGTCTACACCGGCCGGCGAGCGGTGCAGTGTGCCATTCGACTTGACCAGGCGGCTGAGCGGTTTGCCTCCAATGAGATTGCAGCGGGCTACCTGCAGCAGACCGGCGGGGAACCTATGTCGTCTGAGGAGCTGGGCGAGCTCGCCGCGTCGTGGTCGTCATCCCGTCGTGAGAATGCCATTGGCGCATTGTCTGAGGGAATCACCTTTACTGAGTTTGATTCCGACCCGTCGAAATTGCAGCTGGTAGAAGGCCGTGAGTATTCGGCGAAGGATATTTCGCGGCTTATGGATATTCCTGCCTACCTGCTCGCCGTCGACCAGTCCGGCATGACTTATGCCAACGCGCAGCAGTCCCGGCAGGACCTCATCGAATTCGGCGCACGGCCCCTGCTCCACGCCATCGCGGAACGTCTGTCAATGGACGACGTGCTACCCCGGGGGCGTCATGTTGAGTTTGACACCGAGACATACATTGGCGACATGGACACTCATGTCATGCCGGATGGTTCGATCATGGAAAACGAAGAGGTGGAATTGTGATCCGCTTTGATGCAGACGCCACGCTGATCACCGCGCAGGCCGGTGACGCTACGCAGCCCGCCCGCATCAGCGGGCTAGCAGTGCCGTGGGATGTAGTCGCCACGGTGTCTGACGGTACGTCCGTGCAATTCGCCAGGGGCGCGTTCGACCTTAATCAGAAGGCCGCAAAGCTCCTCGAAAACCACGATATGAGCCAGCTTCGTGGCGTCGTGAGTACCCTCACCGATTCGCCGCAGGGCCTCGAATTCGAAGCTACACTGGCCGACACGCGCGCGTCGCGTGACGCCGTGGCCCTGCTCCAGTCCGGTGCCTACGATTCCGTGAGCGTCGGCGCGGTGCCCATCACTTTCTCCACCGACCCTAACGGGGTCATGACAGTCACGGAGGCCAAGCTAGTGGAACTCTCACTGGTAGCGGTCCCCGCGTACGAGGATGCAGTAATTACCCAGGTGGCCGCGACTGCGGCCGACCCTGATCCAGAACCAGACACAGAGGAGCAGGAAATGTCCGACGCCGTAACGGCTGAGCCCATTGCGGCAGAGGCCACCATCCCCACGAATCCCATTATCTACGCAGAGGCAAAGCGGCCTTTCATCATGCCTTCGCCGGCCGAATACATCAGCGCGTTTCTGACCGGTGGCACGAAGTTTGACGCCATGCAGGCAGGCATTCAGGCCGCAGCTCCCGACGTCATTAACACCGACCTCCCGGGCATCCTGCCGGTGCCGATTGTGCAGCCGGTTTACAACAACTTCATCGGCAACCGCCCAGTGGTGGACGCTATCGGTGCCCGCGCTATGCCAGGCGGCGGCAAGGTGTTCATCCGCCCGAAGGTCACGACCCACACCACCATCGGTGTGCAGTCCACCGAAAACAGCGCGCTCGACGATGGCACGTTCGTCGTGGACGACCTTCAGGTAACCAAGGCCACTTACGGCGGATATGTCACGCTCTCTGAGCAGGCTATCGACTTCACCACGCCTGAGGTTATCGGCCTGCTGCTCGACGACATGGGCCGCATTTACGCAAACCAGACCGACAACGTGGCAGCCGATGCGCTTGTGGCCGGTGCGACTACTGACGAAGCATTCGTCGGATCGATCACCGACCCGGCCGCGTGGGCACTCTGGGTTTCTACGTCTGCCCAGGTAATCCTTAGCGCGTCGAACGGCAACCTGCCTACTCACCTTTTCGTGAGCCCCGACCGCTGGGGAAACCTGCTCGGTCTGTCGGACACCTCGAAGCGCCCGCTTTTCCCGAACATCGGCCCCATGAATGCCTACGGCGACCTCGCCGTAACGTCGGACATGGGTATGGCCTTTGGCCTTCGCGTCGTGGTCGATCGCAACTTTGCGGCCTCAACCACAATCATTGGCGACGCTTCCGGCTTTGAGTGCTACGAGCAGCAGAAGGGTGCCATTTCGGTGGACGTGCCCTCGACGCTCTCGCGCACCATTGCCTTCCGTGGCTACTTCAGCACGCTCATGCTGGATAGCTCCAAGTTTGTCATCGCTTCGTAGACCGTTCTAGGCCACCTGCCCCATGTCCGAATACTCGATTACTCACGCGCAGCGCATAGATGACTATGCCGTCATTCAGACGCTGGAAGTGACTGAGATTGGCACGGGGCAGGTGGTCGTCGTCACCGACGTATCCGGATTCAATGGCACGTTCGTCGTGCAGGCAGTGCCGACGTATCTGTACCTAGGTGTGAATGACGAAGGCGACTGGCTTTTCGACCCTGAGATCATCCTTCCGAACCAGCTCCTGTATTACTCGGACGCTGCCGACGTCGCCCGGGATGCCGTCATTCCCCAGGGCACGCTTACGTTTACGCCGGTATGCACTTGGGCAAGTGACCAGGACGTACTCGACTGGCTAGGGATCGACCCTGCCACGCCAAACGATGAGGCCTTTGTCACGGTGGCGACGAATGCCGGTAACGCTTTCGCCTACCGCCGGCGCAGGGAGTCGGGCTACTTCGACAGCCTCACCACAGTCCCCGGGCCCGACGTTCTACTGGGCACGATTATGATGGGTGCGGCGCTTTACCGTGAGCGCGGTTCCGTAGATTCTTACGCATCATTCGACCAGATGGGCGGGGCGGTTCCCTTCGGCACCCACGGCCAGATTAACAAGCTGCTGGGCGTAAACCGGGCACAGGTCGCATGAGCGCTACCGGCATTTTCGCAGAGGCCCAGGCGACACTCGCGGCCAGTCTCACGGCTCTCGGCCTTGCCGTCGTGACTGATTCGCGGAACGCGCGGCCTATGTCTGTCGTCATCGAGCCGCCCACGTTCACCTGTTTCAATTCCAACATTGCAGACATTACGTTCCGTCTGCGGGTACTCGCCGCGCCCCCGGGCAACCAGGACGCATCCGACTACCTGATGACGACTGCCGACACCATCATGGATTCGGAAATCAGCGTCATCAGCGGCACGCCGTCCATGACGGCAATTGGCGGGCAGGATATTCCGTCATTCGATCTCACCATTCGTGTATCAACCATGAGGAGCTAACCAGTGGCTACCACCACCTATCTTTCACAGCCGCACAGCATCACCATCGGTGGGGTGGACCTCACTGACCAGTGTTCGTCCATTACCTTCACGCTGGGTTCTAACCCGCTCACCTCGACCGCTTTTGGCGACACTGGCGAGCGTATGGTCGCGGGCCTTCAGACCGTCGACGGTTCCATCACGCTTTACGCTTCCTACGGCGCTGGCGAGGTTGAGGCCACGCTAAACGCCGAAGTGGGCCAGGGCGACACCGTCATCGTGGTCACTCACGGGGCGGGCGCAATCAGCGCAAGCAACCCGGAATACACGATCACGAACACCATGATCGCTAATTTCCCGACCGTGCAGACCGTGGGCGAGCTTCAGATTTACGAGGTGTCGTTTTCCGCAGGCACCTGGGCTCGCGACATCACGCCGTAGGGCAAACACTAAGGGGAAAAGATGGAACTCACCATTCGTGTCAAAACTGCCGATGATGACTACACCGTCCACACGACGCTATTCAACATCGTGCAGCTTGAAAGGAAGTACAAGACCACGGCAAGCGCCCTACAGACGGGCGTGTCCGTTGAGCAGCTGGGGTATCTCGCCTTTGAGGCGTCACGCGCGGCCGGTAAGAATCCACCGGCTCAGCTGGACGACTTCCTACGCTCTCTGGTTGACCTGTCAGTAGTCGAGGATGATGAGGCAGTGCCGGGACCTACAGACGAGGGACAGTAAGCCGCGCACTCGCCGAGGTGTTGGCGAATACCGGCTACTGGCCCTCCGACATACCATTCACCCATAACGACCTCACCACCGTCCTCGACGTAATAAACGAAAGCCGCCGCAACTGATGCCAGTCGATATGTCCACAGATGTTGAGGGTGTGGCTGAGGCAATCAAACTGCTGCGAAAGATTGAGCCGGAGTACCGAAAAGAATTTAATAAGGGCATGCGCGAGGTAGTGGCCCCGGTGCTGAGTGAGGTAAAGGCGGGATACCCCGCACTCCCGGCAAGCGGCATGGCCCGGCCGTGGAATCCCAAGGGCTATTCAATCTTTCCATGGGATCGCGCGAAGGTAGCCCGTGGCGTAAAGCTAAAGACCTCGACGCGGCGCGGTCAGTCGTCAGTGCTGTACCTCTCCCAAGGCGAGCCTGCCGGTGTTCTCTTTGAGGTTCCAACGGCTAAGACGCTAGGGCCGCTATTCCGCGCATCCTCACCGCGTCTGCTATGGCCTGCCTACGAACGACACGCCGGGCGCATTGGCGAGGGTGTTGAGAACGTCCTCGGGGTTGCCGTGGATCGCATCAATAAGGAGCTCCGCTAATGGCAATCACCATCCCGATTATTACGGATTTCAACTCTCGCGGCATTGATTCTGCCACGCGGCAATTCCAGAAGCTGGAAACGACGGGCAAGAAAGCCGGGTTTGCCGTTCGCAAGGCCGCAGTGCCCGCAGGCATTGCCCTAGTAGCCCTTGCCGCTGGCGCAATCGACGCGGCCAACGCAGCCATGCAGGACCAGGCCGCGCAGGATCAACTCACTCGCTCGCTGGATAAGACAACCAACGCAACCGATGGGGCCATTGCATCCGTCGAGGGGTTCATTACCGCTACGACAAACGCCACGGCGGTTGCCGATGATGAGCTGAGGCCCGCACTTGCAACGCTTGCTAGGGGAACCGGCGACCTTGAGAAGGCGCAGGACGGGCTAAAGATTGCCCTAGATATCTCAGCCGCAACTGGCAAACCGCTTGCCACCGTTTCCGCCGCACTCAGTAAGGCCTACGCGGGCAACGCAACGGCGCTAGGCAAACTGGACCCTCACGTCAAAGCGATGATCAAGAATGGCGCGAGCGCGGATGAGGTTATTGCCGCTATGTCCTCGCGCTTCAAGGGTGACGCTGCCGCCAGTGCCGACACAGCCGCCGGCCGAATGAAGGCCCTAGGCATTGCCGTAGATGAAACGAAGGAATCCATAGGCGCGGCGCTCATGCCTATCGTCGAGGCCATCCTCCCCGTGCTGCAACGGTTCGGTAAGTGGGCGCAGGAACACAGCACCGTGTTCGTCGTGCTAGCTGGGATCGTCGGAGGGCTGGCGCTTGCGATCATGGGGGCCAACCTTGCCATGACAATTCTGGCGCTTAATCCCGTCGTGTTGACCGTCATGGCAATAGTGGGAGCCGTGGCGCTGCTCACTGCCGGGTTCATTCTCGCCTATAAGAAGTCAGAGACATTTCGGAACATTGTTGATGGAGTGTTTGCGGCGGTGAAGGGCTATGTAGAGATAGTCGTGAACTACTTGAAGGGTCCACTAATGGCCGCCTGGGACATTGTGTCCGGCGCGATTGACGCTATCTCGGCCCTCATCCGTGGGGATTTCGGTGCGGCATGGGAAGGCTTGAAAACCATGATCGGTGGCGTGGTCGAATGGATAAAAACCACCATTCTTGCGCTCCCAATCCTGCTGCTGGGGTACGCCAGGGATATCGGCACCGCCATTGTCAATGGCATTGTGTCCGGCGTCGCCACGCTTGGGGAAATGACTTGGGACGCCATTAAGGGCGTGGCGGGCTACCTACTCAACAAGGCCGGGGAATGGCTTGTAACGCTGGCAAGTATCGGCGGCAGCGTCGTGTCGTACGTTGTGTCCGGCGTCACCGGGCTCGGGGCCGATATCTGGGACAAGATTTCCGGCATCGGCGAATACCTACTGGACAAGATCAAGGGCGTAGCGGGCGGCTTTAAGGATATCGGCACTGCAATTGGCGAGTGGATTGTGAACGCCGCGAAGGGTGCCGTGGCGGGGCTGGGCGACATTCTTAAGTCGGCCGTACTGGCCCCCATCCGTTTCATTGCATCAAAGATTAAAGACAACTGGCCGGACCTCCCCGGGCTTCCGGGGCCTCCCGGGTTTCTGGACACGCTTTCCCGCGTTGGCCTAGGCGCTACCGGGGGAATCGTCACGCGGCCTACGCTTGCCGTCATCGGTGAGGCCGGACCCGAAGCCGTCATTCCCTTGAACCAGACCCCGGGCAGTAGCCCGCTGGGCACGATGGGCATGGGCAGCGGCATCACCATTAACGTGCAGGCGGGCCTAGTCTCTACGCCGGACCAGATCGGGCAGCAGATCATCGAGGCCATCCAGAATGCCCAACGCCGTAGCGGCCCGGTATTCGCGGCAGCATGAGTGCCCCGACCCTTCAAGTGCTGGTTGGCTTCCAGACCACGGTCAATTTCGGGACGCCGTTCCAGCTGGACAATGCCACCTTTGGCCTGCTCGACACGGGCACACTAGGCGGCTATCAGATGGTGGACCTGACCAGCATGGTCCAGTCGGTGAGCATTACCAGGGGCCGCAACCGTGAGATGGAACAATTTAACGGCGGCACCGCGCAGCTCCAGATTTACGATCCCACGCGCCTGCTTGACCCGCTAAACACTGCCAGCATTTACTACCCGTTCGTGGCTCCACGGCAGCCCGTGCAGGTGTTGGCCGGCGGCGTCATTATCTACACCGGGTTCGTGACTGACTGGGACCTCGACTACGGCTACACCACGAATGCGAACGTGACGACCGTGGCGTGTGCCGATGCCTTTACCGTGCTGGCAAATCAGTCCATGAACGCCGTAACGCCCTCAGCGGAATCCAGTAGCGCGCGCGTGGCGTACGTCCTCACGCGCCCCGAGGTGGCTTACCAGGGGCCGTACAGCGTGGGCACGGGGTCCTCCACACTCGGGGCATACCTTATTCCGGCAGGCACGAACGTCCTTAGCTACTTGCAGAACGTGGCGACGTCGGAGCAGGGCTACCTATTCATCAGCTCTAATGGCACCCTGACATTCACCGGGCGCGGGGCAGTGCTAAACCCGGTTTCGTCCATTGCCTTCGTGGACACGGGGAGCGGTGGCATCCCGTACCGCACACTGGAGAACCAGTACGGGGACGAGCTGCTCTATAACTACATCCAGACCCGTAGTCCGGTCTACGAC